TAGTAGAGACCAAGTTGAGACACGCGCTGACTTAACTAATGACGAACAACCAAAGATTAGAAAATATGTAAGATGGTCTAAGGTCAGTGTTCCTATTGTGGTCGTTACAGAAGCACTTACAGGAACCCAACAAACTTTTGACGCGGATGGATATAAAAAACTAACAGAGGACCCAGATTATGAAAAATTTATTGAAGAGGGTACGATTATCGAAGAAAAGTCTTATGAAACACGCATTCGTGAAACTTTGTCTTTTGGAGATAGTATTGCTTACGATTCTATACTACCTTTAAGCAGATATCCTATTGTTCCAGCATGTAACGAACACACAGGCACTCCGTATCCATCTGGAGATGTAAGGCATGCTAAGTCTCCACAAAGAATGTTAAATCGTACAGAAGCATTATTAATTGCACACACAACTGCTACATCCAATTTTAAGTTGGTCGTAGAAGATGGCGCGATTGACCCCGGTGAACTTGCGAAATGGTCTGTTCCAAACGCAATCGTTCGCGCAAATCCCGGTGCGTTAGCGCAAGGAAAGATTAGAGAGTTCGCACCACCTGCTGTGAGTTCGCAGTTATATAACGAAAGAACAAGTTTTTGGTGCGTATAAATATTTACAAGGTTTTGCTGGAGCTTCTCCGGGAACTGTGGGAGAAGCACAGTTAGTCGATGAAGCAGTTGCTCGTAAACAAAATTGGAAGGTCATGCCTCTATATGATATGTTGACCATAGCAGGTAAAGTAATCAAAGAATGGGTTCCTTTTGTTTACAATCAACAGCGTGTATTAAGAATTGTAGATGAGAACGGACAAGGAAAAGAAATAACCCTTAATCAATTAGTCAAAGACAAGTCTGGCGAAGTACAAAGAATTTATGATATGGTCTCGTGCGACATGGATGTTAAAGTCGTTATAGGCTCTACGCGTGCGAAGTCACCAATGGCAGAACTACAAAAAGATTTACAACTGATGAATGCAGGTATCTATGATAGAAGCGAAGTAATTATGAATCTACATGGAGACGTAGATAAACAAGCATTGATACAAAGACATTCAGAGATTGCACAGTTACAACAACAAGTGCAATCCCTATCAGAACAACTCAAGAAGGTCAGTGGAGACCTACAAACAAGAGAAAGAGAAGTATTTCACGCAAATATGCGTGCAGAAATTGCAGAGGCTACAAAGCCGGTCGCACAGGCGGTCAGCAATGTAAAAGCCAAAGCGAAACTCGAAGAAGCACGGCAATCAGATAAAACGCGCGAAACAGCGCGAGAAATGAATGCCATGATTTCATCCGTAAACTCTAACGAAGAAGGAGCATCCGCTTAGGATTAACTCAAAGAAAAGGAGCATGGAAATGAGCAAGACGAAAGAAGCGCCAGCACCAGAAGTAGAAGGTGGAGATAACATTCTAGATATGTTAGATGATTTTAACAGTCCAGAAAGCTCTCCCGAGCAACCAGAGCAAGAACCAGAAAGTCAGCAAGCTGAAGAGCAACCTGAAGAATCTGTTGAAGCAGAGGAAGCCAAGCCGGAACAAGCTAGTGTTGAAGAACCTCCCACAGTTGCAGAAGAGGCAAAATGGTTGATTGAAGGAAAGTTCAAAGACAACGAAGAAGGAAGAGAGAAGCTAGCAAAATCCTATAAGGAAATGCAAAGTCTACGAGATAAAGATAGACAACAGTATGAAAAGGAGTTAGAGACATTGAAACCTTTACAAGAGCTTGATACTTTTTTAAAAGAAACCCCCGAGGCAGTGGATGCTATACAAAATGTCGTACAAAAGGAAAAACAGGCATTGGCACCACCAAAACAACCCGAGGACTTTGACCAATTCGAAATATTTACTGAAGGAACAAGTTCCAATAAATGGTTTAATGAAATGATGGATTTTAGAGAAAATAGAGGAGCGCAAAAGGCTCTTCAACAAATCTCAGCAAAAGAGCAACAAATTTCTCAGTTAGAAGAACTGAAAAAAGAAGGGTTGACTGATGAAGAAATCCAAGATTATACTAATTTTTGGAAAAGTGATAAAAATGTAAATTCAAAAAACATGGTAGGTATATGGCGTTACTTGAATGGAAAGTCGTCTGACACGGGGTCAGATGAAACTCTCCCAGAAAAGACTCAACGCAAATTACCAAAGGTGGATAAGAATGTAAGCGGTGCCTCAGTAACAGGTGCTGTTCCTACACCGAAACCAGCAAAAGATAAGGCGCTTGAAGAATTTTGGGGAGGGATAATGGAATTCTCAAAATCGTAAAGGAGCCTAACTATGGCATATTCATACGGTACTGGAACTGCTAATCAGTTCACAGACGGTACACAAAGACAGGTCCTTGAACTAGGGAATAAAATACACTATTATAATCCGAGTGTAACTCCGATACTTTCTGTAAGTGGTCGAGCCGGCACTCGTATAGCTCCTGTTCCAATCTTTGAATGGATGGAAGATGAGTATATGATTAAGAAAAGTGTATCAGTAACCTTAGGTTCAAGTTCAATCGCAAACTCCACAACAAGTGGAAGTAATAACACTGGAACTATCTTAAACCTCAACAGACAAGCACAAATGGAAATGTTTGAAGTTGGTGGTGTTTACACAGTATCTGCCTCTGGCGGAGATGCAAGTGTAGGTGGCATGCAAGCTTTACAAGTTATTGCTGTTGGTAAGAACGCAGGAAGTGCAAGTCCTACTGATAAATCAATTCAAGTCATTGGATTTGATAATATTTCAGGTAGCACATACACATACGACCAGCATGGGTCAGGTACTGCTGTTCTTTCAGGAACTTCAGGAACAATCACTTTTGAATTTGCTGGAATAGCACAAACATATAGTGATGGAACTGTTGGTTTCAATGTAACTCAACAAAACGTAGCTAATGATGCAACCGTAACTGTAAGCGGACTATCAGGTTATGCTGAGGGTGCAGGCGTATCTAAAGAGTCACGTAAAAAAGTGAGAAGGTTGAAAAACTGTACTCAAATTTTCCGTGAGCCTTATACAATCACAGGTACAGCTCAAGCCTCAAAACATTATGGCGGTTCAGAACTCTCAAGATTACAAGCTAGAAAATTAGCTAAAATCAAAGGAGATATTGAATGGGCATTATTAACAAACGGTGACATATCCCTAGATGCCACAGCAGAAAACCCAACAAGAACCTTTGCAGGTTTAGGTGTTGGTCAATCTGGTGCTGGTGTTATCCAATCTTTTGATGGAACAAGCAATACAGATATGCAACTTTCTAACTCAAGTGGTGCATTGAACGATTTCGATGGAATCGTTGAAGCAATCTTCCACGATATGGTTAGTGGTTCTATGAAGAAAACTGTATTCGCATCAAACAAGTGGATGAAAAAGCTAGTTGCAATGGTCAGAGCTTCTGGTTCTGGTATTACACTAGAAGGAAAAATGGGCGCAGACGAAACTGCTGGATTAAGAGTATCAAGATACTACGGTCCAGTTGGAGAACTTGAGTTCATTCCTCATCCATACTTGAATGGTACATTAGAAGATTACGCGGTTGCTATCGACTTCTCAAATGTCGAGTTTAGACCACTTACTGGTAGAAACATGCAACTACGTTCTGATATCGTACAAGATGGTTCAGATGGTAGAACAGATGAATGGCTAATCGAAGCTGGTCCTGAAATCAGGAACGAGCAGACTCACGCCATCATGAAGTTAACTTAATAATCGTTAAACAAAAGTAGATAATGGATGCCTCCTCACGAGGCATCCTATATCTCAAGGGATAATTATATGAACAATTATATGAAAAAGAAGAAGAAAAAAAGGAAGCCATATTAATGCGATACCTAGAAGCCTATGAAATTATTGATGCTGGTCTTACAAAATCACAACTTGGGTTTCCGGTAACAGAACCGCTTAAAGCGCAGTTCTTTGACAATGTCGTAAATGATATTGGTGTTCGTACGGTCAAGAAAGAATCTTCTGAGACCTTTACGACAACTAAAACAAAAAGTTATACGTTAACAAGTGCTAACGCAAGTAACAAAATATTTAAAGTTGAATATGATACTGATATCGTTCCATTCGTAGATGGTTCGGTCATTAATGTCAATGTCGCTGATGATGACGTATCTAATCTTGGTTATTATTATGTAGAAGATAGAAATAAATCTGGTTCGATTACAGCAGGGACATCTGCTAATCCAGTTGCAATTACATCTGCTTCTCATGGATTAAGTACTGGAGATTTTATAGTGATATCAGGCATTGGTGGATTAAAGCCTAGCGCTACTGAACCTTCTCAAATAAACGGTAAAAGATTTTCCATTACAAGTACAGGAACAAACACCTATACAATACCAGTAGATGGGAGTAGTTACGATACTGCTTATGTGTCTAGTACTGGAGAATGGATACTTGATAATAAAGCAATCAAATTTAACAAGAATGTAGATGCAGGTAAGACACTGACTATCTACTATTACTCATTGCCAATAGCAAAGACCAATTCAGAAAGTGCTATTGATTTACCAGATACATTAATCACCTCTGCAATCCATCATACACTAGGACATTTTTTAATGTTAGATGGACAGTTACAACTAGGTTCA